TATTCCCTAGCAGTGGCACTGGGGGCTCATCGCTGTAATCCCCCCACAGCTCGCCAGAAGCAAGGAAGAAATCAAATGAACCTTTTCTGTCCAAGTAATGTGATTTAATCAAGTTCATATTGGTTTCTGTCAGATACCTAAATTGGAGCTTGAGGGTTTGCCCTACCTGCCTGCTTCCTCTGCGAAAAGCGTTGTAAGAGCCATCTGCGCCAGACCGTTCAACCGTTACAAATCCGCCAGTAGAGTAAACGCGAGTATTAGGAGATATTGCAGGGAAAATACTTGCCATTGCTAGATGGGGACAGCGACTAGCTCTAGGCTGACATTAAAACGGCCTGTTGTCCCGCCCGGTTGGACTTGCAAAGGCCCTGCATACCTCCATTGATAATCCGAAGAACTCACTGGCACTGTTGAGTAGCCCGACCAAACGGTGCTCGGCAAGTCAAAAGGTATCAAGCCGCTTTCTTGGCCGACAAAATGATTTGTGATAGACGTTTGCTGCGTTTCAGTAATCGACAAAAAAGTGAGGCTTAATTTTTGCTCTATGAGTTCACTGGAACTAAATAGAAAGCTTACGCCAACACCAGACACGCCTTCATGGCGCGTCCCAGGGAAATCCCCAAGAGTCAACGACCGCGTGTTCGGAGTTAATGCAGGGAAAGCAGCCATCAGCCAAGCGTTGTAAAGCTTCCATTAACGACATCATCGCTTATCTTTGCAACCCCTGAGCTGTTAAGTGGAAAGTGCATTGCCCCAATAGTTGAAGTGCCATCCGTCCCATGGGTTAATGATGTGATTTGGTAGTGGTCTATTTCTGTTCGATCGTCTCCGACATTATTTTTTCGGACACGCTGAACTTTAATGATATCAGTAACTGACAGATTGCTGGTCAGCAGGGCGGTGCTAAAGACAATCGAATGGGTTGAGTGCTTGCGCGTTGCAAGTTGCAATTTTGCGAAATTTCTTGCATGTCTCCCGGTTACGCAGCAATCAGTCATGTCGTACTGAATAACTCTTGCGTCATTGGCAGCGCTTGAATATCTAATTTGTGTAGATTTTTGTATCCCAACACGGAATTTTTTAGACTCCATGAACAACACCGAAATTTGCACGTCTCTTCGCTCTTCACCCTCAGTGTATTCTTTTTCGAAGGTGCCGGGAATAATGTTTGAATCAGTAAATGTTGCGGCAGGAGTTAATGCGGTTGTGTCAATTTGGTTTCCGCTTGTGAGTGGCAAAAGCGGCTTGAATGCATATCTACCATTTTCCGAAACAAAGGACAAGAAAAAGAATGGCGACATCGTTGAAATAAATTCAATGATGTTGACGCTCTGCTCGATAATCCCATTGTAGAAAAGGCCAAGGTTTGTATGAAATGTTGATAGAGCTTGCAAATTTGAAGTATCTACAGGCGATGCAATATCAGCAGTAGTGCCCGCAGCAAGGCGTTTGTTCAAAGTGAATAAGTGCATTGCTAGATCAACAAAGTGATGGCTAGCGCCTGTCGTGCCCGGAGTGCCTGCGCTATATAAAGCAACTTTGGCACCTTGCTCAATAAACACAGAAAGCTGGCGTGTCGTTGTTTTATACTCACCTTCAGAGCGATTGCTTTCATCGTAAATATCACCTTGAACTTCTAAAAAAGTAATATCCGCGTAATCTCTAAAATCGTGAGTTGCGTCGAAGTTTGTAGGATCAGCTACAGGCGAAATATGATACTCAATGACAACACCGCCCAATGTTTCGTCAGTGGCTGCGCCTGAAGCTCTATAAGTAGTGTCAATAGTGCCCTGTCCATACTCCCAGGCAACAGGCTTGTCAGCAGAGGACGAACCAAAAATATCCCACCACCCAAAACCAGGAAACTCTACATCCAGCGGCAGTTCCCACTCCCCAGGGCAATCGGAAGCATCAGCAACTGTGCAATAGCTATTGGACCAATGGCGAATTTCGCCAACGTCATGAGCCGTTTCTTGCCCTAACAGTGAATCCTTTATGTTAAAAATAAAGGTAGTTGTTGCTGGAGTGATCCCAGCCCCAGCGCTTGCCCAATAATTGCTAGTTCTATCATCACCCGATTCAACCTCAAATACTCTTAAGGCTGTACCAGGAATTTTGATAACGGTATTAGTTGTATCCCCTAGGCCAAGCGTCAGCTCAAATTCGTTCCAATACTGTGTGTGAAATGCAGGAAAAGCTTCTATGAAGCCCTCTTTTTTCTGAACATGATCAATCCAACTTGTAGCATCTGGGTGACAGAAAATTTTGCCACTTGTGATTGGGCAAACATTTTTAGCGGCGTCCATGGTCGCAACAGACCTGTAATAGGTCGTGAGCGTTGGGATAGTCCCACCCCGCGCAGTTAAAGATTTATCCCCGACGTAGGTCAGCGAAGCAACAGGCGTCGAAACAACTTCGCCCTGGCTTAATGGATACAGAAAGATTCCAACAAAGCCGTGGGAAGCCTGTTTAATTTTTGCAGGCTGCATCCAAATTCCACCGACAGAAACACCCGCAGGTTGTGGGCCATCTGTGGAATACTTGCAAAATACAAGCGGAACTAAATCTCCCGGCGCTGCCTCAACCTGTTCCTGACCTGTTGAGCTGGGTTTTCTAGATTTTTTAGTTGTGCTTATATCTTCATCAGCGCGGGCTTGAGTCGTAGCAACGGGCGATGCTTTTTGCTCTGCTTTTTTGCCGTCTCTTGTCTTTTTCTTGGCTTTTAATATAGCTAAAATTCTCCCTCGGTGGGCACGCGAGTGCCTGCTGTATCCCTGCACTCCTGAGGATTTTCCTAGCGAAAATGGTGTGGCCATCAGCTCAAGATAGGACCGTACCTAGCCACAAGTATACTTAGCACCCTAGGCTTTACCGTAACCTCGATATGGTTAATTTGAGCAACTCTGCGTTCTCCTTCTAAAACTTCCCCGTCGGCGTCAAGGAAAACAAATTGGCCATTGCGGACTAAAAGAGAATTGTTTTCCCTTGTAGCGCCGTCTTGGCAGGTTGCCGTAACGTTATTGGAGACGAAAATGTCAGACATAAGCTTTGTTGGCCTTATCGACCATATTTCCGGTAATTTTACGGTTTGGCACCTGTGGGTTGAGCTTGTTAATCGCCGGGTTCACCGTCCAAGACACAGTTTCTTCGCTCACAGACGCCCCCTCAATACTGCCGATGTAACGGCTGACCAGTTGGGCGCTTGAAGCGTCAAACGCATCGCTGCCTGCATTCTGCACATACAAGCTTGCAATCACCAAGTTATCAGCAGCTAAAGCAGCATCAGTAATATCAACAATCTCTGCTGTCGCGGCCAACTCAACCGACAGATCATTAATTGAAGATGCTGAAATTGAACCAAAGCCATCTACATCAAAAGCAAGATATCTGTAATCACCTTGCGCGTTAGTGTCAGCAGAGCCAAGGGTCTGAACGCTTTGGTAAAAGTTCTGCCATTGATAAGTCGAGCTTCTCAGCCCTCCGCTTAAAACGGTTGAGCGATCAGCGTAATACTCCAGAAAGCAAAGAACATCGTAGTTAGCCATCAGCTAATACCTATACCTGCGCGGGTCGCTTGGTCACGCGCAATGATGTCCAAAGTCTGCAACACACCTGCCTCAACAGCGGCACCTAAGTCGGAAGTGGTAACAAAATTCTGCCCATCCATTTGAGTAACAGGGCCGGTCTGGATGTTGACGCTTGCTGTTGAAGGGACGGCCATGCCACCTTCTGCAAAGCCTGGGATAGCACTTGCACCACGCTTGCCTGAAAGGAAGTTAGCCGCGAAACCAGCCGCCTTGCTTTGAGGAATGATGTATTCAGGCTCGCCACCTTCACCGATAAGGCCAAGGGTAGGCCCTTTGACAACACCGCCTCTGGCAAAAGGCGTAAACGAGCCAAGGTTGTAACCGCCTTGGGCTT